CGCACAGGTTTGGCAGGAAACAGATTCAGGGCTTCCAGGCGGCCGTAGCGGTTGGGGATGAGGTTGATGGCAGCAGTCAAGCTGGCCATCGAGAAACCGGGATTCAGAAACGGGTTGTTCATTCGGGACTCCAAGAATGACGAAACCCGCGCAAGCCAGATGGCCAGGCGGGTTCGGGGGGATGAGGGACGGAAGGGGTTTATGCGGATTCACGCACCAGCACACCGCGCTCGGCCAGCTGCTGCTCGTAAGCCGTGCGCTGCGCGCCGGTGAGCGCGATCGGCCAAACCAACGCCGTCTTGGCCACGATGGCGTGGCGGGCGATCAGGATGGCGTCGCTGCGGTCGGCATTGGTGGCATCGATCGCGTTGGCAAGCACCCCGATGGCGTCCTCAGTGCCGTCTGTGGCGGCAGGGTCGATGGCGTAGTGCTTGCCATCGCTGGCATTGCGGCCCAGCACCGTACCCAAGGGCAGGTTCTGGCCAGCGGCGATGGTGGCGACGTCACGCGAATAGCGGTTGGGGGCTTCGTACTTCAAGAGGTCGCCGAGGTTGTTTTGTTCGGTGATGGGGGTCATGGGTCAGTCCTTTCTGGGTCGGGTACTTCAGGCCTGGGCCGTAAGTTTCTTGACGGCGGCCACGATGGGTGAGGCCTCCGGGCGATCAAGGTTTTGGGTACCGGCATCCACGGTGATGGTCGAACGGATGTCAGCGGCGTCGGACTGGGCCGCACGGGCGTCGATCAGTACGCGCCGGACATCGGCCTCGGTCTTGCCCGCGGCGATGAACTCTGCCGCGCGGTCGGGACAGCCAGCCAACAGGCAAACCTCGGCAATGGCCTGGGCAGCCTGGGTCACCTCGCGGCGGGCCTCAGCGACCAGCACGGCGGCTTCGTCAGTACTGATGGTGTCGACGGTCTCGATCACTTTCTCTTCTTCGTTCATGGTCATTTCCTTCTTCAAGGGTGCCGCCTCAGCACGGATGACGCCCCGCACCTGAGACGGCGGATGGTTACGGGCGTTGATAAATTCATGGAATTGGCTGAGGGTGGCGTCCAGCGTCTGGACACCATCAGCGAGCCCCTGGGCCACGGCATTGGTGCCGAAGTACAACCCGGCCTCGGTCGCTCGCACAGCGTCCAGATCCATACCACGCATGGTGGCCACGTGACCGGTGAAGATGGAATACAGCCGATCCACTTCGCCTTGCAGCTCGGTCTTGGCGGTATCCGATAAGGGCTCGTGCGGCGAGTAGTCGTTCTTGTGAGAACCTGCCGTGATGGCGGTGAACCGATAGCCATCTTTGGCGTCCTTGACCGACTGGTCGACATGCAAGGCGATGACACCGATGGAGCCGACACCGCCCGTCTCGGTCACGAACAGCCGCTGGGCGCTGGCGGCAATCGCATAGGCCGCTGAATACGCGGAATCGTTGGCCACCGCCCAGACGGGTTTCATGGCTGCCACCTCGCGCACACGGCGGGCCAACTCGAAACTGCCCGAGGCTTCGCCACCGGGAGAATCGATGTCCAGCAGCACACCACTCACCTGGGGATCGGCGAGTGCCGCATCCAACATCGCAGCGATCTCGCCGTAGGAGGTCAGACCTGACGCGGCCTCCATACCCAGCGAGCGCTTGACCAGCGAGCCGTGGATCGGGATCACCGCAATGCCCTCGGGGGCTGCGGCTGCAGGTGGCCGCTGGTACACGGCCATGTCCATGGCTGGCATGACCGGAACATCGGCCATGCCGATGCGCTGGCCGACCACCGACAGGATCACATCCAGCTTGGGTCGATGAATCAGCAGGGGCGTCCCGAACAAGCGGGAGGCAAGGTAAGTCATGGTTGGGGGTCCTGGTTGTTGGGTGGCGCTGCCTCCGGGTCACTGGTCTGCGGATCCGTGGGCTGCGCGTCGGGGGTGTCGGTGAGTGGTGCAGCGGCTATCTGGTCATGCCGGGCATCGGAGTCAAAGACCAAGCCCAGCGCATCGGCCCGGGCGTTGTCCGCAGCGATCTCGCGGTCTACGTCTTCGGCGTCGTAACCGTTGCCGGAGATGGCTTCCGACCGGCTCATGAGCCCAGCGCGGATGGCGAGCTTCATGGCGTTGAATTCCTTCTGCGGATCGACCCAGCTCCAACCCTGCGGAATCCACTTGGCTGACTGATACTGCCGTTTGTCTTTGCGGTAACCGGGAAGATCGAGTGCACCTTCGAGTACCGCCTGGTCCATCCAGGCACGCCAGATCGATCGACACAGCTGGTGCACGATCACGCCGTGCTGCAAGGCTTCGCAGCGGCGACGGAACTCCAGCAGACCCGCCCGGATGGATGAATAGTTCACCTGCGTCAGGTCACCCGTGAGCATCTCGTAGGTGATGCCCATGGCAGCGGCCACCGCGCGGAACTGCTGACGCATGAATTCGGCGTACGACGATCCCACATCAGCAGGAGCTGAGAACTTGATGTCCTCGCCCGGCTCCAGGATCTGCAGCGTGCCGGGCTCCAGGCCCGCGAGCGCCACACCGTTGGCATCTGCCGCCGACTCACCCATCAGGTTGTCTTCGGGTGCCATGCGGGTGATGAAGCCAGCGAACATAGCCGCCGTCTTCTTGCGGACCAGCTCGGCGTCGTCGTACTGGTCCAACTCGTTGAGTTTCACGAGCGCCCGGGTGAGCCACGGCTCGCCTCGGATTTGGCCGGGGCGCAGCGGGCGGAACAGGTGGATCACTTCACTGGCATCCACACGCACAGTCTCCATGCCACCACCGCCAGCATTGCTGGACATCGGGGCCAGCAAGCCATCATTGGGGTGTGATCGGTACAAGTGATAGGCCACCCGGCGACCCAGCCGATCGAACTCAATGCCGGATCGGATGACGTTGCCACCGGGTAGATCGCGGTTCATGGTGGTTGGCAGGTGCTCTGCTTCCAGCACCTGGATCTGGAGCGCCACCGGCAGGCCATCTTCTGTGCGGCGGTAACGCAGCCGGACCAGAGCTTCACCGCCTTCGAGCATGGCGCGAGTGGCCAGTGCCTGTAGGCCGTAGAGGTCGGTCAGCCCTGCCGCATCGGCCTGCTCGCACCAGTCCCACCAGAGGCTGTGGATGGCTTCGCGGGTTGTCTGGTCTTGCACCATGCTTTGCGGCTTGATGCCGGTACCGATCGCGTTGGCCACGAAGGCTTCGATACCCGCCGCTGCCCAGGCGTTACGCCTGACCAGGTCACGGCTTTTGGCGCGCAGTTCGTCTTGGGCCAGCGACAGGGCGGCCACCGCACCGGGATTGCTGGGCATCCAGGCCAGGGCACGGCGACCACCGCCGGTACCGTCGTAGACGGGCGTGCCACCGAACATGCGCCGGCTGATGCGGGTCATCGTTTTGAACCAGGTCATCAGAGTGCCTTGCTCGTGATGACTCGGATCTGGCGCGATTTGGGTGCGCCGGATTCACGGGCCATGGTGGCTTCGACCTCCGCAATCGCCGCCTTCAAATCGACCACGCTGCGGTATTCGACGCTTTTACCGTCGTAGGTCACGCGGTGTTCGCCGCTGGCCAGCGCTTCGCGCAGGGCCTGCAGGTGTTGTGCTGTGTAGGTCATGTTCTGGTCATCCTCAATTCATCCATTTGCTTCGCACCACTCGGCGCGGGTTCGGTTTGGCGCTGCCAGAAGTGCTGAGGCCACCGTCGAACTTCTGCTCTTGGGTGGCCTCGGGTGTTGTGATTTGTTGGGCGTTGAGCGGAGGGCCAACGCCGAGTTGTTTTTCGAGTTCTTGCCAATGACGGTCTTCGAACCGGTCCAATCCTGCCGCCGCTGCGGCCGCACGTGCGTAGACGTAGCAGTCGAGCGCCTCGTTGCGCTCACGCATCTTTTGCCACTCGCGGTGGGCAAAGCCATTGCGGTCGCGCCGGGTGATCAGTTGCTCGGCGCAGAGCTGCTGCAGGTATTCCGCGTCGACCTTGGGCAGGTGTACGAAACCGGCCGGGAAGATCGGCGTGATGCCGTCTTCGGCCACCTCAGCGCTCTTCCTCAGGTTGTTGTAGAACTCCAGCTTGGCAATGCCGCCAGCGACCGGGAACACCTTGATGCCCCGGCGTAGCTTCTTGCCACTGGCGGTGGCATCCACCGCCGTGGGCGTGCCGATCAGCGCCGCACCACCGGCGATGCCCTTGATCGGCATGAGCCGGGCATCGCGCACGCTGCGCACAAAGGCATAGGCCTCCTGGGTGGCGTAGCCGGTATCCAA